CGATGACAGTTCTATTGAGGTTGCAAGTGATGCTCTACAAGTTAAAGCACTTGGTATCACAAATGCAATGTTGGCAGGTTCAATTGCAAACGCAAAACTTTCTAACTCTACAATCACAATCTCTGATGGTTCTGCTTCCAATGCAGTAGACTTGGGTGATACCCTTTCTATTCTTGGTGGTTCTGGTTTGACTTCTACACATAGTGCAGATGAAATCAGTCTATCTTTGAATGTTGATAACAGTTCTGTAGAAATCTCTGCTGATACTCTACAAGTCAAAGCACTTGGTATTACCAATGCAATGTTGGCGGGTTCAATCGCAAATGCGAAACTTGTCAATGACTCTGTAACAGTCAACTCTAATACAGTTGCACTTGGTTCGTCAATTACTCTTGATACTGGTGACTTTGCAGAGAATGGAAACCTCTTCTATACAGACGAAAGAGTTGATGACAGAATTAACGCATTGTTTGTTGCTGGTGAAGGTATTGACTTGACATACGATGATGCTGCGAATACGTTCACTGTAGATGCAGAACTTGCTACATCTTCTAACAAAGGTGTCGCATCTTTCGTAACAGACAATTTCACAGTAACTTCTGGTTCTGTTGCAATCACTGGTATTGACGGCGGAACTTACTAATGTCCACTGTAATTAAACTGAAACGCTCGGAAACGGGCGGTTCAGCACCCACAACCTCAGATTTAGAAGTCGGTGAAGTTGCAGTCAACACTGTAGACCAAAAAATCTACATGCGTTCTTCAACTGGTATCGTGACCATTGCTGATACAGCAACTGGTTCTGGTTCTGCTGGTTCTGCATTTACAAATATTGCAGTAAGTGGGCAATCTACAGTTCAAGCAGATAGTTCAACCGACACTCTAACACTTGTTGGCACAGGACTAAATAGTATTACAACGGATGCGTCTACGGACACGATTACAATTGGAACACCCACTTCTATTCCATTCACTGATTCTAGTGGGACTAGTGGTGGAATTGCATTGAGTGTAACTGCTGGGACACTTAGTGATGCAGTAAATAGTTTGTATCTACCATTTGAGGATTCGAGTGGAACAAGTTACACAACTATAATAATGACATAAGAGATAAGACATGGCAGCTAAATCACCAATAAAAGCAACATATACAGGAAGTGACCCAACAGGACTTGCAGAGTTTGTTGCTGCTGATTTCATTGCAGTAACAGATGGTGGAACTGGTGCAACAACTGCTTCTGATGCAAGAACAAACTTAGGACTTGTTATCGGAACAGATATTCAAGCATACGATGCTCAACTTGCAGACATTGCTGCGTTGACACCTACTGATGGAAACTTTATTGTTGGTGATGGAACTAACTTTGTTTTAGAATCTGGTGCAACTGCACGAACATCTTTAGATGTTTATTCAACCTCTGAAGCACTCGCAGTTGCGAATGACTTGAGTGATGTAAATGATGTTGCAACAGCAAGAACGAATTTAGATGTTGATTCCTCAAGTGAGGTAACAACTAAAGCAGTTAATAACGGTATAACATTTGCAATCGCATTAGGATAAAACTATGGCAACACCAAGCACAAGAGCAACATTTAAAGAATACTGTCTAAGAGCATTGGGTAAACCTGTGATTGAAATCAATGTTGACCCAGACCAAGTAGAAGATAGAATTGATGAAGCACTACAATACTTTTCACAATATCACTATGATGGTGTAGAGAGAGTATACCTTAAATATCAAATTACAGCAGATGACATTTCTCGTGCAAGAGGAAACAATACTGGAACAACTGCAACAGATGTAGATGGTTCTACAACTGCAACATGGTATGAACAGAAAAACTATATTCCTGTTCCTTCAGCAGTTATGTCGGTAGTTAAGGTATTCCCTCTGACAGACAAACAAGCATTGAATATGTTTGATGTGAGATATCAGTTGAGACTGAATGATTTGTATGACTTTAGTTCTACTTCAGTTATTCACTATGAAATGACAATGCAACATCTAGATTTTCTAGACCATATTTTGATTGGTGAGACTGCAATACGTCATAACCAACATATGAATAGACTTTATCTAGATGCAGATTTCCAAACAGATTATGTTGCAAACGATTGGTTGATTATCGAATGTTATCGTAAGGTTGACCCTGCTACATATTCTGATGTTTGGGATGATATCTTCTTAAAGAAATATGCAACTCAATTGATTAAGAAACAATGGGGTGCAAACTTGAGTAAGTTCCAAGGGGTGCAAATGCTAGGTGGTGTTGCACTAAACGGAGAACAGATATATACTCAGGCTCAAGAAGAGATTAACAAATTAGAAGAACAAATTCAACTTGCATATGAGTTGCCTCCTATGCATATGATTGGGTAAAATATGCCGACTAATGTTTACTTTGATACAGGAACCACAAGAGAACAACACCTCTATGAAGATTTAATCATAGAGCAGTTGCGTATCTATGGGCAAGATGTATACTATATTCCTCGTAAACTATTAGGTGAAGATAAAGTTTTTGGTGAAGATACTGCATCCAAGTTTGAAGATGCATATCTGATTGAAATGTATATGGACAACATTGATGGATATGAGGGTGAAAAAGAACTCATGTCTAAATTTGGTTTAGATATACAAGACGATGCAACCTTTACAGTTGCAAGACGTAGATGGGAACAATTTGTTTCAGTTGATAATAATATCATTGAATCAAGTCGTCCAAATGAGGGAGACCTCATTTACTGGTCTAAAGGTAATAAACTATTTGAGATTACTTTTGTAGATAAGGATGACCCATTCTATCAAGTTCACAATCTACCAACTTACAAACTCAAGTGTAAGACATTTGAATATGGTAGTGAACAACTTGATACTGGTATCTCTGATATTGATGCAATTGAAGATGCTAATTCACTTGACCAATTGTCACATCAAATGACAATGGAACAAACTGGAACCTTCAATGAAGGATTCAGATTGGAAGACGGAACAGGTCAAATTGTTCTTGAAACATATGTGTCTGGTGTTATTGCTGGACAACAACTTGTTTCTGAAGATGAGACACATGGTGGTGCAATTGCACTAGAGAATACAGTAGAGGGTGCCGATGCGTCCTATATAATACTGGAAACATATAAAGTGGACACTATTGACGAAAATGCACAGAATGATTTATTTGATAGTGAAGACGATAATGTATTAGACTTCTCCGAATCTAACCCATTCGGTGATGCTGGGATGAGATAATTATGATTGGAAATTACTTTTATAACGAATCGACAAGAAATGTCGTAGTTGGTTTTGGTTCTATCTTTAACAACATTCAGTTGGCAAAGAAAGATAGTGCTGGAAACGTAACACAAACAATGAAGGTGCCACTTGCGTATGGCCCAAAACAGAAGTGGTTGTCAAGACTACAGGAAGACCCAAACCTTAACAAAAAGGTTTCGGTGACACTTCCTCGTATTGGTTTTGAAATCTCTGGTTTGGACTATGACTCTAGTAGAAAATTAAACAAGGTTGTTAAGGTAAAGAGAAAGACAGACGGTGCAGACAATGAACAGTTAAAATCTGGTTTCATGCCTGTTCCTTATAATGTTGGATTTGAACTTTACATTATGGCAAAGAACTCAGATGATGCATTGCAGATTCTAGAACAAATCCTACCTTACTTTCAACCAGAATATACGGTGACTTTGAGAGAAGTCCCAGAACTGGATATCATTAGAGATGTTCCAGTAGTATTAAACAGTATTGGTTATGAAGATAACTATGAAGGTGACTTCACAAGTCGTAGAGCAATTATCTACACTTTGACGTTTACTGCAAAGTATTATCTATACGGGCCTGTCACTTCACAGAACATTATTCGTTCTGTTCAAGTTGACCAGTATAGTGACTTACAGGTAAATGCACCTAAGAGAGAACAGAGATACACGGTTGAACCTGCTCCGGCAGATGTTTCCCCTGCTGATTGGGATACGGATGATGGAGACTTTGGATTTAATGAGACTACCTCATTCTTTGAAGATGCAAAAAATCATGACCCTGTAACTGGTGAAGATGCATAAATATAGGTAAATACCAAAGGATTAACGTCAATGGCAATTAGAAAAATTATCAAGAGAGCAACAGACGCACTGTTTACAAACCCAGAGTTTGATGGAACAGAAGCGGCTCGCATAGTTAAAGGAACAACTGGTGAAAGGGCAAATGTCGAAGCTGGTGACCTAAGATTTAATACGACAACTTCTTTGATGGAGTATTATGATGGAACTCAATGGAAAGGTATTGATG